CTCAATGGCCGCTGATAAAGGAGGAACCGAACGATGGACGATAAGACGCGCGCCCTGTTGGGCGATAGAGAGGCGGCTAAGCTATGAGGGTGTTGGTGGCCTGTGAGGAGTCGCAGGAAGTCTGCAAAGCGTTCCGGGCGCTGGGGCATGAGGCGTACAGCTGCGACATTGAGCCGTGCAGCGGGGGGCATCCGGAGTGGCATCTGAGATGTGACGCGCTGGAGTTGCTGAAAATACAGTGGGATATGATTCTGGCGTTTCCACCCTGTACATACTTGTCAAACGCTGGTGCTAAGCACCTGTTTCGCGGCGGCATCCTCAATCAGGAGCGATACCAGAAAGGTTTGGAGGCAAAGGAGTTTTTTCTGAAATTTCTGGACGCGGACTGCCCGAAAATCTGTGTTGAAAATCCAGTATCCAGCAGAATTTATGAAATGCCGCCGCACAGCCAGGAGGTGCAGCCCTGGATGTTCGGGCATCCCGCCCAGAAGAAAACAAGACTGTGGTTAAAAGGTTTGCCGCTTTTGGAACCGACAGACATCGTAGACCCGGAGTGCGGATGCCATGAAGCTGGTACATGGTTCATGAAAGGCGGCAAAGGCCGGCAGAAAAACAGGGCCAAGACCTTTCCGGGCTTGGCAAAGGCGATGGCCCAACAATGGGGAGGTATATGTGATGGATGATATTAAATTAGCCCTGCTTGGCAATCAAGAGGCGGCCAAGCGGCTGACGGATGCGGGGGTGCTGCTGGCGTGTGCTCACTGTGGAAAGCAAGCATACATATCGGTTGATTATGAGTGTGAGCCAGACAGTATGGGCAGGAAATGGTCGTACACAGTTGTATGCGGTACTTGCTGCGCGACATCGGGTTTATGTTTTTCGCCAGAAATGGCTCGCCTCGCCTGGAACGCCCGCGCGCCGATTCTGAGCGCGAAGGAGATGAAAGAGTTAAGTCATGGATAATTTACAACCAAGCCGAATTAACGGGGGGAACTCTTCCACTGGACGCAAAGCATCGGATTTTTACCCAACGCCCCCAGAGGCAACGGTCGCACTATTGAAGTTTCTTAGCTTGCCCGCACAAGCACATATCTGGGAACCCGCTTGTGGAGAAGGTCACATGGTTGATGTTATGGAGGCAATGGGGTATGAAGTAACAGGGACAGACATCCAAGCTGGAGATGACTTTTTGACCATTCCTTTGATGGGCTGTGACTGGATCATTACGAACCCTCCGTTTCGACTGGCGGAGCAGTTTATCAGGCAGTGTGCAAAGCATAAGAAACCGTTCGCACTGCTGCTGAAGGTTCAGTTTTGGAATGCAGCGAAGAGATATAAGCTGTTCCGCGAAATCACGCCTACAAGGGTACTTCCGCTGACTTGGAGACCGGACTTCACGGGGAAGGGGCAGGCTATGATGGATATGGCGTGGTGTGTATGGGATTTAGCGCCAAGAGGCACTACATATTTTTTGCCACTTGAGAAGCCGAACGCGGAGGAGTTGGAGATGCTGGAAAAGGAGGCCCAGCCGTGACGCGGGAAGAAGCGATTGACATTTTGGCGGAAAGCAAGCGACAGAATGAGGTTATGAGAGATAACCCAAGCACGTTTTGGGTGTCACACCAAATGGCTGATGGAGTTAAAAATGCAGAAAGACGAATTGCAGCTCTTAACCTCGCCCTTTCCGCCCTCCGCCCAGTCAGCCGGGAGCAGGTGGAGCGGGTGTGGCCGGGGTGTAACCGTTGCAAAGATCCTGATACAGCAATCGCATGGGAGCGGTGGGGGCACCAATACTGTTCTCAATGTGGCCGCCCCCTCTCCCCGGAGGCATGGGAGGAATTGAGAAAGAGACTGGAGGCGCTGAACAATGGGAAGGGCGAGTGATAAACAAACGATGCTAGGCCTCATCATCGATGCAAAGCGCACAGACCCGGAAACAGGCAGTTTTGCGGAGTATCTGGCTGAGCATATGCCCACCCTCACCCCGCCGAACGAGTGGGTGAGCGTGGAGGAAAGGCTTCCGGAACTGCCAGAGAAGGATTGGTGCAGCAAAATGGTTATTTCTTGCGATAAAAATGGCCATGTAGCACCGATGATTTGGGAGCGTGCACAGGTTAGAGGGAAAATGATAGAACGATGGAAATATCATTGGGATAGAATCTATGACGGCGCTGGAATCACCCACTGGATGCCACTCCCCGCACCGCCTGGTGAGGGCAATAATGTCCCTAACGAACCGCCGAACGAGCCGCTGACGCTTGGACTGGTCGATAAGTATGGCGCACCTCTGTATGCAGGTGACACCGTGACTGCTGACAAATTTTTTATGTACGCTATCCGGTACGGAAGCCACAATGTAAACCCGAAGCAATGTGAACCCGCCTATCAGGTCGGGTGGTATCTGGAAATTGTTTGGGCACTCTACAACGAAGACAAAACGTATATCGGGCACACTGAGGCGCTGTATGACATTGGTGGAGTGGCTGCCAGATACCCGGCCCATTGTGCGGATACTACGGAGGGAGTACAAAACCTGCTGTTGTATAAGCACCGCCCGCCGGAGGTATCGCCATGAGACGCCAATACACCCGCCAGGAGCTAGAATCCATCACCCAGGAGACCGCAATCTACATTGAGGGGGCAGGCATAGCTCAGCTCCAATGGGGCGGTTTGGAGATTGCTCAGGGCGTGAAGGACGGGTACCTATACTGCAAGCATATCAAACCGTTTAGCCTGGATCTGTACGACAAATACTGGACGGCCTTTGATGGGCCGCCGGAGAGGAAGGAGAACGCATGAAAACGATTTGCATTACTTGCAAAAATGACTGCAATAACGCCGGTACAACGGCCAGAATTTCTTGGTGCCCTCAGTACAAACCAGGACGAATTTTGTCCAACGCCGACCGCATCCGGGCCATGAGCGACGCAGATTTGGCGAGATGGCTTGAATACGAGGGTGGAGGAGCCTGTGCAGAGGTTTATGGGTGGCTGGCGTGGCTCCAGCAGCCAGCGGAGGAGGGCAACAATGGACATTGAGAAGCTGGATATAAACGCAGTATGCTTTGGTATCCTTTGCAATTTTACCCCTGTATGCGGAGAAGAACGAGCAAAAGAGGCGGTTGAACTCGTCCGTACGCTCCAGGCCGAAAACGAGAAGCTGCGGGCCGAGCTGGAGCAAGTGAAGCGGGAGAAGGATGCGGCGGTGGAATGTTGCCGGGGATATTGCGAGTCATGTGCATTTGAAAGAGATTGTGCCAAACACGACATGAACGACGCAGCGCCGACACGCTGGTATTACGGTGACTGTGAAGATTGGGAATGGCGCGGCCCGGAGGAGGGGTGAGCATGGAGAGACTGACATACTGGTGTGACAATGGGCATGGTGGTGGAAAATGGTTTGTAGCTATCGATGCGGAAGGAGGAGAAGATTACGGTCCGCACGTTGACCGCCTCGCAGCCTATGAGGAGACTGGCTTGGAGCCAGGGGAAATTGAACAACTTAAGGGTGAGGTTTTCGGCCTAAGATTGGACAAGCAAGAGTTAGAGCAATATCGTGCTCTCGGCCCCATTGACCGCCTCCGCGAACTGGCCCAGACGGGCAAAGACGGAAAAATAAAAGCGTACATCGTGGATAGCTTTTATTGCGATATCTGCCAGAAACGGCACGACAGGATAAAAGAGATCAAAGTTTATTTGACCCGCGACGCTGCCGAGGCCGCACTTTCAGAAAGAAGGTAGTTTATGCCAAGCAAAAAAGAAAATGGACGGTATAAGCAATGCTGCTATCAGTGAAGAGATACAGGCTTGCTTGCAGAAGGCTTTAACGATGATGGAGGAAAAACAATGAGAGAAATCCTTTTCAAAGCCAAGCGGCTGGATAATGGCGAGTGGGTGAAAGGAAGCTTGATTTCGTTTGCAGATGGAGGGCGATCGATTTTACCATCTGAGAGTGCTGTGCTTTACAAGAAGGGCGAGTCTCTTTTTTCTACTGTAAATTGCCTTGAGGTCGACCCTTCCACGCTCTGCCAGTACACCGGCCTGACCGACAAGAACGGGAAGAAAGTGTTTGTTGGGGACATTGTAAAATGCAGCCGTGGTTGCACCCATGAGGTGGTATGGGTTCAGGAACACGGCGGAACCTTTATCGGAGGAATGCCAGCAATCTATCTATCTGACTTGATGCCAGGATACGCATGGACGGGGGAGGAAGAAATTATAGGCAACATCCACGACGGGGAGGGCGGACAGTGAAGGCGCTCGAAATGGCATTTGCCTGTTTATCATACATAGCATTTCTGGCATTTGTCCTTCTGTTTTGCTGCCGCTTCGGTATGTGGTGGGCGTTTCTTTGGATGTGGTTTTTCCCGACTATGAGATATAAAAGTGATGGGGAGGGCGGACAGCATGAGTGAGTGGATTAGCGCCAAGGAGAGACTGCCGGAAAAGGATGGATGGTATTTGGTCTATGCCCCTAGATATTGGGGTAACAGCAAAATTTATGGACTTGATGGCCTTGCATATTCCAACTTTAAACACAACTACAAAGATCACTGGGGAATCGAAAGACGAATGGGAAGAGGATGGCCTGGGATTGTCACCCACTGGATGCCCCTCCCTGAACCGCCGAAGGAGGGATAGCCCTTGAACGAGTTCCCGGAGAGGCTAAAGAGGCTCAGGGAAAGAAACAGGTTAAAACGGTGTGCACTAGCAGAGTGCTGTAAATTGGACAGGAATGCAATTGGGAGGCTGGAGCGAGGAGAAATGGAGCCATCCAGAAAAGCGCTGGAGGGATTGGCTGATCGATTTGATGTGTCCATTGACTACCTGCTGGGGCGAACCGATTGGCCAAATAGCCCTCCGAAAAAAAGTAATAAAATTTCTTGAAATTCACAGATTTGTGAATTTTAGACTTTAACTATGCGAAAATGGGAGTGTGGGAGCGTGTGCCCCCGCGCTCCCATTTTCTTTCATCCCCCTTCCTCCTTCACATGGCGGGGGTGGCGGCGGTGCAGCCGCTGCCCCTACTGTGTGCAATATGCCCTTGTAGCTCAATGGTGAGAGCGATGCCCTGATTTGGCATAGTGGACGCCGGTTCGATTCCGGCCGAGGGCTTGGTGACCCGCACTTTTTGCGGTAGCCAACTTATTAAACCGCTCCAAAGGCCACGGAGCTGACTGTGGAAAGACACTATACCGGGTAGCCTAGAGCGTCTGACGGCCCCGGAGAAGGGTAACGACGCCCGCCTGTCATGGAGGCGGAAGCGGTGGCAGCTATGGCCTGCCCCGGCGCTGTCCCGCTGAAAACTGCCCGCATGAGTACGGGTGTGACAATCAAGCAGGACAGCGCAAATATGCCGAGTGCTGTAGCAGAAGCGCCTGCGGCGGCCCGTTACGTCGCGGACGTGTGGCGGCTCAAT